AAACCACAACATCATTCGTAGTTGGTTCTGCATCTGGGTGTATAAGCATAATATGCATAGATACTGTTTCACGAATATCCATATCATATTTTTGTATAATATCTTGTAAAAAGCGACCTTTGAAATCAGTCCCTGCGTCAAACTCAATGTCTCCGCTAGGCTTTCTTCCTGTCTTTTTTTTCAACGTCACCGTGTGGGGCATCGCCCTTGTCTGTAATAGGTTTAACATCTACTCTCGCTTTTGGTTTGACGTTTATTTTCAGTGGGGCATAGCCACCACTTTTCAGTTCATCTTTCGTAATCTCAACCGTATCACCGAATTCTTTACGTACTCCACCTTCCATTCTGGAAATGCCACATTTTATAATTCTTGCTTTCATGTTGTCTCCTTATCCTTTAAAGCTTTTCATTCTCATTGCCACTCTTTCAGTCATGCCACCCAAGGCGGCTAAAAATGGTAATTCAAGAAACTTAGGCTTCCTTTTATTCATTTCATGCTGGTATCTAGCGTATTTCTTCGTTGCCGTCTTTGTTATTGGATTAACATTGTTAGCACCGTACCCAATAGCTATCTCATATGTTGATGGGTCTCCAGAGGTAGACTCTCCATCTACAATCTTTCCAGACTCTTTTAAAGCACCAGTCATAACAGGAACTTTTTTCTGAGAGCTGTTATAGATTCCACGCCCTTCATCATACATTACCCTGTTAAACAATTCTCTTTGACCAATGGATATAACCAAAAGTCTTTCTTGGGTCACATTTTCACCAGTCATAATCATGGTGAAATTCTTACCTCTTACTGTTTTCATCTATCTACATCTGCATATGTCGTAGGATATTCAACTGGATATGCTGTAATAGATGTAGTTTGCAATCTAAGCGACAAACCCTCCAGTGTTCCAGTAGAATCCAAAGTCATAGCTCTCTGACCATAATCAGTAGAGAAGAACGACTCTTTAAACTCACCTTGGAATTTAGCCTTTGTAATACCAATAGATTGATATTGTATGCGTTGGTCTTTAGCGGAGGCATAATGAGCCGCCAGCCATAGTTCAATTTCAAATAGTATAGTATCTGAAAGTTCTAACATATCTGTATATGAATTTATAAGAGTATTAGAAGCACGGATGAACGGGTTAAGGTCATCTGCAACCATTTCGGTCACGAATATTTCTTTTACTTCTGCTCCAGTTACTCTATAGGCCATGTATTACACTTTCTCCACTTTATATTTTCCGACTAGTTCTCTGTCGGATTTAAACGTATCTTTATCAGTGCCAGCCTTATAGCGACCACCACCAATTGTTAAACTTCCAGATGTTACTCTGTAAGTATATTTATCTCCAGTTGCTTTAACCTTTTGAGCCTCGGCTACTTGTGTTCTAAATTGATTGGGCTTTTGTCCGTTAATAACAAACTCAGCCTCTTTCTGTTCTTCTGGGTCAAGTTCAGCTTTCTTATCTTCTGGTTTAGCATCTACGATTTCTGGAATCTCGTAAAGTTCCTTTTCACGTTCAGCTATCTTAACCTTAAGATTTTCTTCTTTCATGTTGTGCCAGTTTCTAATGCCTAGCTTCTTTGCATGTTCTCGTAATTTTTCTAAAGTCATCTTGTTGTACTCCTACCTTAATGGAAGGGGGCTGGAAAACCAACCCCCATTATATTAAACTAATGTTTAGCTAAATGTACCATGTGTAATTGAGGTATATCCATTAGCATCAGCACGGAGCTGAGGTTCTTGGATTGAAAGCAATGTCAGTTTATCTGTCATGCCTGCATTATCATACCACATTACTGGAACGATTCCCTGCGTACCTTGAATGATACGTACAGAGCGACCATCCATACGAACCATAATTACTTCGTTCTTTGACGGTACTTTAGAAGAAACACGAATGTCATCTAAGCCATCAAGGTCAAGTAATCTAGCACGTAAAGTTTTGCCCGTATAACTATTATAGTCATCTACAAAACGGTCTGCAACATCAGGATGGATATACATGATACCCTTGCTTAGTTGTTGCAGGTTCTCAATGAAAGTTTCTTTCCACATAGACTTAACATCAGCATAAATTTCGGCTGAGGTCGTTGCGGCTAAAGACCAATCATAAGTTAAATCAACTTCGTTACGACTACCAAAATTTGCATAGCCATATACATAGTTACCAGCATAAGGAACAGCATAGCCATCAAAAATGACTTCTTCATTCATTAAACTAATCTTATCAAGACCTTCTTCCATCATTGTGGAATCCCAGTCAATACCAAGATTTCCTTGGTCATAAGTTCCAGCACCAAAAGCACCTTTGTTTCTCCATGAGATTTCAAAATCTTTATGGGTAACAAATAATGGAACGGAATCATCTGTAAATGTCGGAGAATCAACTCTACGACCAGACAAGCCATCCATATCTTTTACAGCCGCTTCTGTTCCACCAAGTTTTTGCGAGGTAAACAGTTTAGTGTAAGCACTTACGGAATGGGTAAGACCAGCGTTTAATACATCGTTAAATGCAGAACGGTAATATTTTTGATAGCCCATAACTTGTTTGTCAATAGCTTTCCAAGATTCAAGAGGTAAACCAGTTGCGTTAGCAAGCATGGGAATACCAAGAGATTTAGCAGGGACTTCTCTGAAACCACCGTCACCATTACTTATAGTAACATATGTAACCTTGTGATTATCAGCCTGTTTGGTGTAGGGTCTAAGTCCACCAATTTCACCACCAATATTTTTGAGCATTGTATTAATATTCATCAATTAAGCTCCTTTTCGTACTAAAACACGTGAAACAACAGTAGTTGTCGTAACAGCTACTTCTGCAAAACCAAACACTTCGTCAGCCTGTAAAACTGCTTCATCTGCTAGGATAGCGGCAGTACCGCCAACAGTACCAACAGTAACAAGACTGTCATATCCGTCTACAGCTTCTATAGCTGTTTTAATCAAAGCAGGTGTTGATGTAATAACACCACTACCATCAGTGGCTAAAGCAACCTTAATAAAATTACCATCAATAGTAACAGCAAGAGCTTGCGTATTAGCTGATGGGTCAACAAATGAAACAGATACTACGTTGTTGCCAACTGGAGTAAGTGGAACATAATTTGTTGCATTACCAAGATTTTGAACGCCCGTAACTGCTACTTTAAGATAGCCGTCACCATTAGACGTAAGTTTTGCACCTTTTGCAACTGTTTGCTGAATAGCTAATGGCATATTTACCAAATCACCAGCGGCAATAGCAAGATACGGAAGAAACTCAGTACTTAGAAATGAATCTGCAATACTTTCTTCCATGAGATAGTCTGCGATATAATTGGAGCTTCCACCAGCGACAGCGTGAACTACCCAATTTGAACCAGACGGTTGAATAAGAGCACCAGCAGGTATAGTCCCACCAGCAATCCCTTCGAGCGGTTTGCGATACCGTACATCTACGGCAATTACTTTATAGCTCATTCTGTCTCCTTGTTTTTGAACATAGTGCTAGGGATAAGCATACCTTCATTATCTTTAATTTCAGGATGTGGAATTTCAATCCCTGTATTTTCTGCCTTAGCCATATTTTCCAAGACTTCATCTGATGTCTCGTTTAATACTTCAACGGATAAACCAGAATTCTTTGCCACTTTCTTAACCAAAGCTTCACGGGCTTCGTTTTTAGCAGGTTCTTCCACTACCTCTTCTACTTCTTCTACTACAACGGGTTCTACAACTACTTCTACAGGTTTTGCCTGTTCAGCCATTTTGTCCAACCTATCAGTGACGCCACCAATTAGCTCTGTGAGTGCATTTTTTGTGGGGACATCAGCGAGCCGTTCATCAATGAGTTCATTGAATATTGTAGCGATTTCTTTCTTTTCGCCATCTTTGAACATAAGCTCTCCTTTGTTTTTGCGATTAGCACCCCCACCATCAAGAATACTCATTGCGCCAACAGCGTGGAGCAAAAGGGCTAGGTGGTTGGGAGTTATACTCTGTTGTTGGGCAACATAATCTACGCCTCGGAAACTACCTTCTTGCCACAGCCAATCTGTAACAAAGTAGCCCGTAGACATTTCCATTATCTCACCACTATCGAATGTTTGTATGATAAACTCTCCGTCGTCATGCATTTTCAGCACTTCGACATCTAATCTTAGCATACACTTTATTCTTATATGTGTTGGGTCTTCATCATAGCCAATTATCTCAGCATTGTAGATAAATCCAACTTTCTCTTCTTCTAAATTTTCAATTGACGTTGCAGAACCATCTGTGTGATTTATAGTCACAGTTACATTGTTCCAAGAGCTTGCAGAATTAACCAGAGCCTTCTCTGTCATTAACTCAGCTCCGTATTCATAGCCACCAGCACCATATAGAACTTGCTGTCCTAGGATGATTGCTGGAACTTCAATATGTTCTCTACCCGTCTTGTCTATATATCTAGTCGCTTGATTGCCACTCATGGAATCCCTCATGGAATTCTGAGCAAGTTCTACAGCCTTTACATCTGTTTCATTTTTATATAATTCACAAACACGCCATTCAGGCTTTGAATAATATTTCATTAATTACCCTTTATCAATTCTAACATTTTTTCTTGAACGGCTATAGCAATAGGGGAATCACCTAATAATGAGTCGTTTAACGACTTTAATGACGTCGCATAAAAGCGTACAGCTTCTGAAACATCCTTCTCACTAAGTGCGGAAAGCTTTTGCCAAGTCACATCATAATCAGAAAACTCTAAGTCACTGAAAACCATACACTTATCAATGAAAGTATTAATTATATTTGGTGTAACGTGATTAGTTTGTCTTGATTCAATTCGTTCATAATATGTAGACTGGTCTTGCGTTGAAGCAAGCTCACCCATTTCAGAACCAAATAGAACACGTCTTGGAATAGCACTGGTAGACGATATGAATTTTTCCATAACATCCCAAGAATCTTTAGGACTTGTAATGTCTGGAGCGATGTTTTCAACCTCAAAACCGTTGGTAATGAGAAAGCCTTTCATCTTATTCACAACTTCAAGCAAGCCATCCTGTAGCTCTGTTGCGTCACCCTTATTAACCTTAAAGCCATCCATTGCCTTTGCATTAAGCAATAAAGATGCCGAGATATAATAAAGCTCCGCTGTTGAACCTGAAATTTTCCACATGTCCATTAGCTGATTATAGATAGGGGCTAAACGGGATTGACCCTGAACGCCATTATCTGAATTTTCAGCAACATGTATAACACGTGATGGATGTACTTCTACCATGCCAATTTTGTAAGCCTTAATCCCATAACGAGATTTTGTCTTTTCATCCAAGTATGGAATAATCTGAACTTCATGGTCTGCATAAACAGAAACACTTGTCAAATTTTTCATCTGGAAACTACGAAGCTTACTCTTATATGATTGGTTCTTAATATTTAAAACTATAATACTATAAAAACTGACGCCCGATAAGCGGTCAGCTTTTTTGAGTGTATCAAAAAGTTTGATACGTTTATTTAACAATCCCATAGAGGTCTCAAATGAGCTAGACCCTTTTACAGTTGGATAGTATCGCCAAGTTGTAGTGACGGGTGTGTCGTTAACAGCTTTTGCAATTCCATGCGCTTTGTAAATAGAGTATAACAAACTAGAGGAAATATTACTTTCCCAGCCGAATACCTGATAGAAATCTCTATTGTTTTTAAATTGCGTTCCAAGTGAAGCCGCAATATAGCGTGGAGCTAAAGTATTGAACTCGCTAAACGCATTTTGTAGTATATCTGTTTTTGTTTTTTCTGCCATGCCCCTAATATACTAAAAATAATCATATATTCATACCTATTTATAAATAGGGTAAACTATGCCCTCAATAGTCTTTAAAGATAGCATATATGTAGTTGCAAGTATATTTAAAGCCTCATAAGACGTGACACCAAATGACTTCATTGTTCTAAATGAGACCACTATTTCATAATCCCTAAGCTGTGTTTCCGTAAGTATAAATATAGATTCCTTTTGTTCTGGAGCTTTGAAGTATTTTGTTTGCATATTAATCCCACTCAGCTACTGTTTGTTTTCTATTCTCAACTCCACATACAACCGCTTTTGCAACATCACAATGATAATTTCTTATTTTACCATCAATAACCATACATGTATTTCCCATCATAACATCATTAAATTTATCCACATTAATATTCGGATAAGCTGTTAATAATTTATCAATTTCTTCACTTGTAAATCCCCATTCACTTTCTGTCGGATAGTTAAAAACTGTATCATATAAATTCATCTTATCTCCCTTAAAGTTTATTTTGAAAAATATTCTACAGTCTCACGTAAATTGGCTTTTTTCAACCTTCTAATCTTATCTTTCATTACGTTATATATAAACATCAACTTTTCTCTATCTTTTTCTTTTGGTACAGATTTAATATCTTTCTCAAGTGAGTATTCCATTTTTGTTCTCCCTTTTAATGTTATCATATTCCCAGTTATCACATTTATCACAACAAAATTCTATTTCCTCGATTTTGCAATATTCTTCACCATAACTCATACCTCTATGAATACAATTACCACAGCATTTTAGATTGTCTATTTGTGGTAATTTTTTATCCAAATAATCACTAATTAGTTTGTTTAAATCTTCACAAATTTTATCTGCGTTGTGTTGTTCTTCAAATGCATATTTTGCTCTTATAAAATACCTATCTTCTGGTCTTATGGCTTTATCGACATAGAACATATTTCTTACTTCATCGTCAAGCAATATGGCATATTTAATTAAGTTCAAATCATTCATCTTGTTCTCCTACATTATAAATGCTGTTGATGTGTTCATTACCTCTCTAAGTATCGACGCACAGCTATCAGGAGCATCATCTGGCTCAAAGGTAGGCACGTAGTCAATAATCTGAGTTAGGTACTCTGGGTCGGTCTCTGGATGCCAATACATATCCAGCCAAGCGGCATATAGATAAGTGGAAATCTTAACATCCTTATTTTGGTTTTCGTGATAGGGCTTAGTCCACATTCCATGCATATCCATTTCACTTGAGACATATCCCTTATCTGCATTGTCTTCAAGATAGATAATATCAACCTTGAAGTCTTTACAAACTCGTTTAATCTCTCCATAACATTTCTGAACATGCTTGTGCCAAACCCAGCCGATAGCATAGTATTTTGTATTACCCTTCTCGTCATCATGCTCTTGCATAATCGTAAGTGCAGTATAATTATCACCACCAAATGCACAATCCACATGTGCACTTCCATATAGAAATTTAGACATGTCATCACAGTATTTCGGGTCTTTAAACAATTGACCTTCGTTACTAACATGCTTTAGCTCATAGTTTGCGGCAAATAGAGACGGTGTAAGCATCTTTTTCTGTCTTGCAATCTTTTCATCAGACAAAATACTAGTATCATGGTATGTATAAACAATTGGCTCTGGCATAAGTTGATATACATCATCCCTGTGCCAAGGCGTTCCAGTATTACACATCACGCCAACATACGGGTTACCAGCTATCCTATCATTCAGGATATTACCAAGCTCTCCATATGCGGCTTTTGTAGCCTCACGTTCTGCTTTTGAGATTCTATCCTTCTGATTGCAAATGTCATCTGTAAACATCTTGTCATAATGCTTTCCAACAATAGAGCTTCCTAAGCCAATACCAGTAAGCTGGGCACAACCACGTGTATCTAAAAATAGATTCGTAGTAAGCTCTGTCATGCTTTCTTTAGTCAGTGATAGCTCTGTTTCGTATAGATTCCATGCTATGCCTATTGCTATATCTGTTTCAAGACATTTTCTAACAGACCCGATAACTTCCTTAATATCAGCGTCTGTTTTGCGAAAAAATGCAACTGTCATAGATTTATATATAAGCATTTGTATAGCAAGTGCGACAATAACACAGGTTGTCTTGTATGACTCCCTGTGCGCCTGTAATAGATAGTCTTTAGTGGAGAACAGCATCTTCTTAATCCACTCATTATGAAGACTATATCCAATTTCGTTGATAGGTTGTAGTTTTGTAAATCCAAAAGCAATACCAATATCAACAGGTCTTTCCCGTATGAGATACATTGTTGCATCAAAATTAGTTATCATGGCTTACAGTTTAATCCTTCCAATACTTCACTAACCATTTCAGTTCCAACCATTTGCTGTATTTCGATTACTCCAGCAGAAACTTTGACGGCACGTTTAAAGAACAAATATGAGATAACCGTATTAACAGCTATCACGCCAATCACGATTAATATAATTGCTAGTATCATACTACAATCCTTATGATTGTTTCTTCTTTAGCTATTTTCTTATATGATTTTGTATTATAAGCTTCAAGATTTGTATCAAACTTATAGTAATCTCCATCTGCATTTTGTAGGTCTATCTTCATAGCGTGTACAGTTTTGTCTTTAGTAATAAAGATATTCTGTGAAGCACGGCTGTATAAATTCATACCCTTGTCTGAAAATACGTTTCCACCAACAAGTGAAGAGGAACGTGCATATAAGTCGCCTATGTTTGCAGAATGATAGTGACCACATAAGGCATAGTCAAACGGCTTGCCCTTATAGTACTGTTTGCCGTTAATTCCTTGTATTATCTTCTGTTTGTCTCCCTTGACGTTCATGCCGTGGAATAGATAGAACTTAGTACCAAAGAATTCAACAACGTCTCCAGCAGGGTTTAGGTCAACGAAGCTGATTCCAGCCTTATCTTTAAACATCTGCTTAAGACCCTGAAAAATCATATAGTCCCAATTCTCTGTGAGTTTAAATTCTACAAACGAGAACTCAAAGTCAAATCTACTCTCATTGCCAGAGACGGAGGCAATATGTATATTAAATCCATTCTGGTTCAAGTCTAGCACGACCTGAGAAATCAGGTCAAGTGCAATAAAATATGCATCAGCCTTGCTTGCTGATTTCTGTAATAGTTCATCTGTACGCCTATCCGAATTCATCATATCACCAGTCATGGCTAATAATATATCGGTAACACCAAATGCTTTAAACATAACTACAGACTTTTGTATATATTCATATAAGCGTTGTGAAGCAATAGTAAAGTCGTATTCATTACCAACTTCGTCGATTGCCCTTACTAATTCGTTAAGATGGAGGTCAGAAAGCTGTAAAACACCACCGAATTTTTCAGCACTCTTATGTGCAATAGTTGGTGTATGTAAATGACTCTTCTTAAAGCTTGCCACGATAGATTCGCCTATGGCTTCCATCGCATTGTACACACGGTCTGATTCTCTGGTTATTTTTTTGGTGATTCGTAATAAGTCACGTGTCTTCTGTAGTGACTTAGACTGTTGGGCAATAAACTCTAGGTCTGGAGTATCTATCTTGCCATCTTTAATTTTTTCCCACAATTCATATTCTTTTTCATTCATTCGAGGTCTGTGCATTATTGTCCTTTTCGTTTAGGTTTGGTGCGTTTAATTGTTTTAAAGCATTACGCAATAGCCTTGCACCGAATTCTGGATTGTATGTCCCAACACTCCTCGCTACATCTTGTAATAGCGAAGTCGATGTAATCACTTGTTTCTCCCAAGTATATTCCATTAATCTATATCGTTATAATATTTGTGTCCACCTATTACAGCACATGGTACTTTACCAACAGCCCAGTATGGTGTTACATAATCAGCATGATAGTGTGTAGCTCCACGTGTAATGTCTTCGCCAGCCACCCACCAATTGATAGCAAGTTTAAATGCGCTGTTCAGTTCATAATTTTCAGCATCTTCCCATGTCAGGTCTATTACTTTTTTATAATTGGGGTCACGTTCACTCCAACATGAAAACTGTTCTTTCTTCAAGAATACGTCATGTAAGTTATGACCATACCAAGATTCTCTTGAAACCCTGTTCAGCCCTACCTGTACTATGGCTATTTTACCAAAGAACTTTTCACCACGGGCTTCACCCCACATGGTTTGTATGGTAGTCATAGAATCCTGCATTGTAATTGAATATATCAGTTCTTTTTTAGTCATCTGCCCCCAATGCTTCTTTGAGTTTTGTACATTTAATCCAATCACCCCGACGATTAGTGCCAGAGCCAATATTATGCTTACAAAAGAATTTACATGTAACATGCCCAATAAACGTGCCATCTTTCCTTTTACGGCATGACAGGCTGTCTTGACCGTACATTTTGTGTTTACAATTTTCATCATAATCCTTAAATGGAAAATACTTCCTTGTTAGAAATTTAAACATAGTTACTCCTTTGTTTCTATAAATTTTCTTATCCTCTATGAGTGGTCTTACCCTACCGTCTTTGCGATTGTGAAAGTACTCCATAAATTCATCATGTTCTTTCTTCCAATCATACTTATATCCGCTATAATCATACATTTCATTTTTCATAACTCTTCGTCCAAATAATCGTTTAATACATCTATGGCGTGAAAATCAAAGCAACCTTGTTTGTGCTTCAACATACCATATTCATCACGTTCTTCGTCACTGTATAGCTCACCAAAGAATCCGTCTTTAAGCAAATTGTCTACAATGACACAGCTAGCTCCAGTAATTTCACATAACTCGTCAAAGCTAATGCCAGCGATGTCTTCCACATTGCCCACTTCCATATACGGGCAAATATCATGTCCGCCACAATGAAAATATAGCTCACATGCTCTACAATCCACTTTAAGCCTCCTTCACTACATAATCTTGTTTTTTTGTAGTATAGCCATTTGATTCTTTACTGCCATGTATCAAAAACATTGTTGTTCCAAATTGACGTTTCATTACTTCGCCACACTCACAGAGCTGTTCAGAGTCTAATTCTGAGATGGATTTAAATTCTGTTGTTTCTATTCCACACTTTGGACATTTATACAGATAACTCGGCATCTTCCACTCTTAGTTCATAAGATATTTTAATGTCATCGAATGTTGCTGTTATAGTTCCAAAAACTGGTGTTGACACAATCCAACCAGTAGCTTCGTCGACAGTCTCTTTGGCGTGGACTATTTTAGACACGCTGAAATCGTTGCCCTTAAGAAGACCAGTAAGATGGTCTCGTATTTTTTCTTTTTGTTTTTTTCTTGTCATATTAGCCCTTAATTGGGGAGCACCCGACTACTGATAACTCCCCATGTCGGTTTAATTCGGTTTATCCGCTTTGTGGTAGTCCACAACAGTAAATTATTTCTGTTTCGTAATAACCCAAGTCAATGCGTCAATCTGTGCACTAATGCCAAAGCGCATAGTAGAGGCTTTAGCCGCATCTTCTACCTTGCCTTGTGAAGTAGCACGATATTCAACGTCTGAGAAATACTGGATTCCAGTCTTAAGCTCTTCAATACGTTTTTTAATGTCTGCACGAGGAAGTGTAAAACCTTCTACATCTTCTACAGGCAGGGGTGCGCCTGTTCCACCGTTAAGTTTCGGGGGCAGTGCAATTACTTTTGCTTTTGTGTCTTTCTCAACAACCTCTGGTTTGTCTGCTGGGATTTTTACTTCATCCTTAATTTCTTTCGTCATCTCGTTACTCCTTTAGTTATCAAACCAGAATACTATTCTGATTTTTTCGTCATATTCTGTTTTCTTATAGCACCAGAATAATTCTCGTTTTCTTGTTTCTAAGTTATCAATTATTTCATCAAGTAAGGCATATTTTGCAAGCTTAAGCTCTTTTAGGGTAAACCAGCTATGTGAATGTCCAGCACTATCCCAAATATCATATTCTTCCTTAACTTGCGGAGAGATGTCCAATGGCATACCTCTAGGATAATCGAGCGGTTCAATATCTCCACCGTTCCTAATATCAGCCAATAGGGCGAATAGCCTGTAACTCCTACCTCCATAGATTTCAGCTACCTCAGTTTTTAAATTAGTATATGGGTCAACTAACCAATGGTCTGAGTTACACCACTTCGGTTCTCCATTGATAGTTCTCAAAACTTCTGTATAGATATGAATGTCACATTCCATCTTGCTCTCCTTTTCTTGTTGCCATAATATACAAAACTTTAGAGATACCTACAAGTTTTTTCTTCTCTTTTATTTTATTAAAAAAATCACTTGACGGGTGTTATATATACTCTACTCTACTC